CCCAGAATCTTTGTTTGCTATCGTAAAAGAAGCGAGCAATCTTTCAAATTTTGCACTTTTCACTTGTGAGGGTGTTGAGATTCGCATACAAACCCAGTCCACCGGAATGCATTCTGGTTTGCTCCAAGTTGTCACCCAGTCAAGCACGCCGTCAAGCAGTGTGATCTTCACGGATCAAATTGCCGGCAGCTTTGCCACTCATGCTATCATGGGCTTGAATCTTTGTCCGACTTTCATTGTTCGGATTTTGTACAATAACCCATCACAAGCTATGGCACTGGTGAACAACCCACAGTATGATGTCGGTTCGATGGCCATTCAGGCCATCACCGATCTTCAGGTGACAACAGCTGACGCCAGTCACTCTGTTCCGATACAGGTGTTCGCTCGTTTCATCAAACCACGCGTTTTCGGTCCAACCCTGGACACGTATACGTTCTCCCTCTCATCGGGAGCCCCTCCTAAGAAGAGTTCCAAGTTCCTCAATAAACCAGTCAAGACGCTCCCGAGACTTGAGGCACATGCCCCTTCTAGCAAAGAAGCTGTTCAGAAGTCAGAGAAAGGATTAATTTCTGGTATCGCGGAAACGGTCACCGGCATAAGTTCAGCGCTTTCGGTCGTTCCTGGCCTTGGCGCGATTGCCGCTCCGATTGCTGGTATTTCCAGCCTTGTTGGCTCGTTGGCTTCGGCCTTCGGGTTCAACATGCCCCCTACCAAAGTTGCTCCTGTCCCCGCGCTTCTTTCAAGCTATCCATACACTACCAATGGCAAAGGTCTCGCCCCCGTTGAAGTGTTGGCTTTGGATCCAGAAGCCAAAGTTGCGTGTGCACCAGAATCGGCTGGTTCTACAGTCGACATGATGAACATTAAAAATTTCTGCAGGCAACCTTGCCTGGTGGATTACGGTAGCATCGCCACGACAGTCACAGATGGTACTGTGGTTGCAGTTTGGGGTGTTGGTCCAGAGTTTGGTGCCTATAAGAGTTCCACGAACACTTACGCCAATCGAACCAATGTTGCAAGTTCGTTTTTCACATTCTGGACTGGTTTGATGGCCTATGAGTTGTACGCCAGTTGCTCGCGTTTTGTTAGCGCGAGACTTGCCATTTCTTGGCATCCAGCTGGGGCTGCAATTCCCACAAACATTGTTCCCGGTGACATTATTCTCGCCTGGACCCAGATTCAAGGGGAAACGAAAATGTCCTGGTCTGTCCCAGTGGTCTCAGCCCAAGAGTGGTTCTCATGTTATGTACCTTCAGCCATCAACTATACGCACAACAGTCGTGCTCAAACGATTGGAAATGGCTTTTTATGCCTTAGCGTACTCGGAGAGGTGACGTCCAACAACACGTCTGACTCCGGGTCAGTTGAATGGGTTCTGTACTCCATGGGTGCCAATTTAAGGTTTAATCGACCATCACGGATACCCCAGCACTATTCCCAACCTGCCGCGTTTACTGGATCTCGGCGCGTGCAGGCCACCAAACCTGCAGCTAGTTCTCGCCTCGACAGCGGGGACTTTGAGGTTCTAAGCCGCCGTCCAGGGCCTAGTGAGGGCACAGTTACGTTAGTCGTCGGGGACCAAGTTCTCGTAGACGCGCGCAACAGTGTTCGAGCCAAGGCGCATATGGCAGCGGTTGGTGATGTAAATTCACCTGGTGGGATGTCCTATCCACCCCTCGCTCCAACGGAGGGTGCGAAGGAAACGACCGGCGTTTATATGCCTGAAGAAATCGAGGATTTCAGAACCCTCTTTCATCGAATGGCAAATTTAAGCCCACCATATGGTGATGATGGGACAAACAACGGAACTGGTCAGTATTGGACCTGGCCACTCTATCCGCAAGGAGAGTTTGGTAGGTTCATGCAGTCGTTTCGTGGTTGGCGTGGGTCCCTCAAGACTTACGCTGCCCCAGTTCAAACCGTGACGCTTACTGGCGTTGCCGCAGCGGTCAGTCAAACCCGACCACAAGGCATGCTAACGGCGTCCCAGGTTCCATCATCGATTGGGTATACGCTGGACGGGTCTTTCACCCCAGGGATTGAAGGTGCAGCGCTTGCCGACCTCTCAGTTGAGGGAGGCATTCGTGTTCAGTCCCCGTATTACCAAACCATCCGGTACCTGCCGACCCAGTCTAATGAAGAATGGACGAGTGTTATCTTCGACATTCTCATAGTTCGATTTCCTGCTGGCCAAAATGCGGCGCCCACTGCGACGCAAAGCCAACAGTTGATTTATCTGGGTCAGTTCCAAGGTATGGGTGATGATTTTACTGGGGTTATACCAACATACCCTGGAGATTTCGTCTTCACATCAAAATAGTTGACGCTACAACTGGCGTCCGTAAAAATAAACCAGTTAACAGATGTTGCACTTGGCATCTATAAATAAACCAATTCGTTTAACGATATACACTCCCACAATATAAGTTTTAACTTTAGTATATTGGTATCCCTAACGCAAACAATGCCGCCCCTTGCCACGTTGTAAAACCACTCTTGAAGTGCAGTAACCAATCTGCCTGTCAATTTGTGTCCCCTGAAGCTCAGAGAAGAAGTCTGAGTCGAATGGGGCTGGAAGGAACGCGATGCTGCGCATGGATATAACACACAACTCTTT